TTGAGGATAAGAGAATTAAATTACCATCCAGAGAATTGATGGATGAGGTGTACACCGAACTTGTAAACTACAGCTTCACCTATAGTGAAAAGAGCAAAGCCATCATCTATGGTGGGTTGCCTGGTCATCATGACGATATAGTAATTTCATTGGCCCTTGTTAACAAGGTGTTCACCGAAGCACATTACAAAATTAAACCAAAGGTCAGGTTGATGTTTGGATAAAACGATAACACAAAAATTATATTTACAAATAACATGGAGAAAATTACCATCAATAATAAAGTTTACAACATACCTACATCGTGGGAAGAAATGAACTTTGAGCAGTTTTTAAAACTATCAGATTACCTTAAAAACGTTGCTGACCAGGAAGATTATCCAGATGAAATATTTTATTCCAACCTAGTTAGAATATTAACAGGTTCAACAGACCACTCATATGGTGCTATTAATTTTAAAGATATAGAAAAGTTTAAAACCGCCATCAAATTTATATCAACCAAATTTAATAATGCCACCTATTCTAACACATTGGAACATAATGGTTTAATTATTAGAATTAAGAACTTTGAAACCCTAACATTTGGTGAATACACTGAGTTGATGCACCTCTCAAATATTAAAAGCCAATACGAGTTAATTAAATTAATATCTTTTATGTGTGACATATCCCAGAAAAGGGATATAAAGAGGTTGAGGTTTAGGGAAACCAAATTAAACTTCACAAACGCTGAAAAGGAACAGATAATAAAAGCGTTGCCAGCTACCAAAGCAAATGCGGTTTCATCTTTTTTTTTGCATGGTCAAAAACAGTCGCAACGCAATATGGTGTCCTCTTTGCACAAAGTGGTAATGCGTCTAACCATGAAAGCAATTTTGCAAACGGTTGGTCTTATTATATCTGGATTATGGATGCGTGTGATGAAGATATTACTAAGCTTGATTATGTTGTTGACATTTCGTTTAGACAAGTGCTTACATATCTGGCGTATAAAACTTCCAAGAATAATATGATTACAGCGGTACGCAAAGAAGAAGAACAAAAGTCAAAATATAAAAGATAATGAATTACAGTCAATTAACAACCTACTTGAAAGACACCGCAGCTGCACACTTTAACGTGGTGTATGCTGAGGCTGGTTATGTTGAGAACTTAAACTGGGGTGAGAACAACTATCCAATGGTGATGTTTGTTTGTCAACCAGGTACGTTCAGCATAAACAAAATAAGATACAACATGACCATGATTGTTGCCGACATTATGGATGATGCCACTCTACAACAAATTACCAAGCAGTCAAACATGTTTGATATTGGCCGTGATATTATCAACCAGATATTGATTGATAGCCAGACGGCTACATTTGATTTGTTGGAAGATAGCGTGATATTCACCCCTTTCACAGACAACCTACCAGATTTGTGCACTGGCTTCCAGTTCGATTTTGTTATCGAGGTGTTGAATATAAACAATTGTGACTTACCATTCGGGAATTAATGGAAGCTTTAGTAATATCAACAGAGTTATATAAAGCGTTGGGTGATGAATTAAAAAAGAATTTAATTCAAGAGCTAAGACGTACCAAAGCCATCGCCTCTGGTGACTTGCTTAAGTCTGTGAACTTTACTGTACAATTAACCCCACAGGGTGCTGTAATTAACTTAAATGGTAATGATTACATCACCTATGTTGATGAAGGTAGAAAGCCAGGTAAATACGCCCCAGTGAGTGCGTTAAAACAGTGGATAAAAGCAAAGGGGATTGCAACGGATGATGCTAAGGTTACAGCGGTTGCATTTGCCATCAACACCAAAATTAAAAGACAAGGTATTAAGGCTAGACCAATTCTTGAAAAAACATTTGACCAGAACCTACCCCTATATGACAAAATTATAGATGAGGTTTTGAACAAAGACTTAGATAAATATTTACAACAAAAATTAAACGAATTATAACATGGCTATTCAAACAATAGAAGTACCAAACGAATTTAACTATGCCAAGCAGACAATTCCGTTCTTGGTTAAGTCAACATTAATAGGCCCAGGTGGAACAGGTGGTATCGACCCCATTGAGCGTGCATTCAGATTTGTATTTGATGTGGTGGTTCAATTAGGTAATGGTACCTACAAGACCTATGCATCGATTGCAATTCCCCCAAGACCAGATAACTATTATTCATTCTTTGACGTATCACCTTTGATTATTGATGCCATTAGTTTTGACCTTGGTACACATAAACAAACATTCGCAACAGCGTGTGCAAATAGTATAACAAAATTTAAGGTATTCTGTACAGAGAGATATTTGGACACCACAGGTGCATTCATCTCTGGAACCAAAACATCTTTGGGTGAGTATTACGCAATTGATGGGGCTGGTAACGAAGGTATTACCCCTTACTTAATTGATGGTTTAACGAACAACAAAAAGCCATTGCATTATCACCAATTGATGGGTGGTGATGACTTTGCTGTTATTCAAAAGGAACCACTTACATTGTCATGGCTTTCAAGAAACGACTTGGGTGTAAATGAGTTGGAATACATCCACGGTAATTACGGTACATTCAGCAATATTGCAGCAGTTGGTGTGGCAACATCATCAAACGTAATGACAGCTTACACTGGTATCACCAAGAATGCTTTAACAACCTTGGGTGTGGGTGCAACAACAACCCCACCATCTTTAAGAACAACTTTGGCTGGTGTTACAGGTACGGCAACATCGTTGATGATATTCAAGTTCACCAACCTAGATTTATCAGCCAGTACATCATATAAATTTACCATAGGTGCGAAGGTATTAACAGGTCCATATCCTGGTGGTTCAGCAACATCATCACCATCGAATGCATTGACATTTAGACCAGTTGTTGTTGGAACAAACTTTACCCCACTTACAGGTGTGGGTGTTACGGTTACACAGGCTTCATTGGGTTCACCTACTACATGGCCAGGTTTAACAATTACGTTTGCAACAAACTCATCATTTACAACTGGTGATATTACAGCAATTGAGATACAAGTTCAAACACCAAACGCCACATCATTCCCATTGGGTCTGATGAACAACGTTAACGTTAACTGGACCAGCGCAACTTTATATGAAACAGCTAACACCAGCACACCATTTGTGGCCGATGTTCAAGTTATCACCGATGATAACACCGTATACACAATGCCAACTGGTTACACCGCTAACATTATTCCTTTGAATGATACAGCACAGTCACGTTTTGACACCCCTGTGGGTCCATACAAGCAATATCACCCAACTGGCCAAGACGCAACAACAGGTTTCTGGTTAAACACTGGTGGTACAGCTGCTAAATGGTTCCGAGTTAGATTAAGAAATGCTTTAGGTGCTGTCATTGGTTTGAGCGAAAAGATATACCAGAAATTGGACAACTGTGAAAAGTGTGAAAAATTTAGGTTGAAGTGGAAAAACCAATTGGGTGGATGGGACTATTATACCTTCACCATGGTTAGCAAAGCAAGAACCAGCATTGAACGTGAAAACTTCAAGCGTTCTAGGGGTACAATATCAGCCACATCTTACCAAGAATTAACATCTGACCGTGGTTATCAGTCATTGAACATTAAATTGCTTGACACCTACACAGTCATTTCTGATTGGGTTGAAGATGGAACAGCTAAATGGATGCTTGACCTATTCACCAGCGATGAGGTTTATTTGTTGAACCCAGAACCATTCCAAAAATATGTTACAACAACTGAGTTTGATTTGGAGTACCCAGTCTTTGTTCAACAAGAAGAGGTTGAGTTTATGAACAACAGTGTTGAAGCCAAGTTGAAGAACTTTGTTATAGAAATTACCCCAGCAATAAGATTTGAGCAGAACACCACAAATTAATTAATATGAATTTAAAAAAGACAGAATTATACGTTGAAGGTAGACAAATTGATTTGTATGGTGATGAGGCGTTCTTGTTAAATTTTAACATCGCTGACATTAGTGACATATCAGCTAAAACCACCTCTTATTCCAAAGAGGTTGACATACCAGCAACAAAGATAAATAACCAAATTTTCTCACATCTTTTTGATGTAAGTTCTGAGGGTTATTTCAACCCAATTTCAAAGAAAACAACGGAATTATTTATTGACGGTGTTTGTGTTATGCGTGGTTATTTCAAGCTTAACAGCATCACCATTATTGATAACGAATATGTGACATACCATGGGGTTATTTTTGAGGACAGCATTAACTTTATTAGCGCATTGGGTGACCTTGAGTTATCCAACCTATATTTACCCCTTACAGGCACCACATCAACAACTGGTTTAACAACTGGTACAATTACATTGGATGACTATTTTGGAACCAACTACAACGCTGTTATTCAAAACAACGGTGGTGGTGGCCAAGGTGGTGGCGGTGGTCAAACCACATCAAGAAGATACCACACCAATAATAATGGTCTTAGTATGACTGGTGGTATTTTTGGTCAATTGGAAACCATCCCTAAGAGTGTATCAATTGTTGGTTCATCATGGGCCATTGGTGGTACACCAGGTGGTCTGGCAACAACACCAACCATCAATGCTTTTGTGGCTGCGTTTGACCAACAAATTAGTTTAACGGCTAACATGCGTTTTAACGTACCAGAAACTTATAAATTTCACTGGATTAAGGCCACACCAAACGCCAATGGTACATGGACGCATACAACGTTACAGAGTGGTACAGGACCAACAAGTGGTACAGGTTCATCGGCAACAATTACAGCATCGACTGTTTTAAACACCACAATATCACCAGCTGCTAAATTCCCACAAAACCAACCAACACATTTATTGTTAGCTGGTCAGGCTATCTATCTTGTGGTTGTAAGGAACAACGTAGTAAGCCCTACTGGTGCACCATTGTCAATTAACCCAGCTTTATCATCAGTTACAGGAACATCAACATCTGTTACTGTACAGGTGACAAACAACCTATTGATTGATGAGGCTTATGTATTAAATAACATTGCAACAGCAACTGGCTCAACCAATAGTGACATTTGTTTCCCATTGGTTGACTACAACCAGACCTATCCTTTCTCAGCAACCAACATCACATTGAGCAACCAAACAGAAGCTGGTAGAAACCAGGTGAAAGTTAAGTTCGATGACCTAAGACCAGCTGTATTCGTTAAACGTGTCTGGGATGCTATATTCCAACAGAGTGGGTTCAAATACAAGTCAAAATTCTTGGACACCAACGCTGATTTATTTAAGAAGCTAATTGTCATCGGTGGGATGGAAGAAGATGAGGTTGTTACCAACCAATTTGAAGCCGTATACACAGGTTCAACTGGTACAGGTTACACCATCACCGAACCAATACAAGATAATGACTTACCAAACAGTGCAAACATCACATCATACGAATACAATGCGTTATTATTTGGTGGTAGACCAAACGCAGTTGGAACAAATTATTGGAAGATAAACAACATACGATACAACTACGTTGAGTTTTTAAAGAAGACATTCACCTATGCCAACGCATCCAACCTTACAACACATGGTTATTCTGGTGCTGATTACGGTTATGTTTTAAAAGCTTTGGTTGCTGGTAGATACACAGTGGATGCACAGCTTGATGCAACATCATTGCCAGTGCTTTATGGTACCAACACAGCAAACACAGCTTACCAGGGTTTAACATATCGTCTTAAAATTGAGGTTTTAAAGGGTGGTTCTTATATCAATGACCCATCATTATTCACCAAGCCATCAAAAAGCCAGTGGGTGGAAAAAAAGGTGGTTACATTTAAGAGAGCTGCTAACACATTGAACCAGGACTTTAGGCTTAACATAAATGAAACTGTTGAACTTGAAAGAGGTGACCTTTGCCGTGTTATCTTATTGGCATCCGCTGAAGCTCAGATGGACCCAAACAATGCGGATGCAACAGGTTATTTCTCAAAGACAATTCTTAAATTCGGTACAACCTACATTAAATACGGTAGATGTGGTACCTGGATGGGTCAAACAGTTGACAACCTTACCTACATGTTGCCACGTAACATGAAACAAAAGGACTTTATTCTTGGATTGGCCAAGATGTTCAACCTTTATTTTGAGCCAGATAAACAAGACCAAAAGACAATTTACATTGAGCCACGTGATGCATATTATGAGGATGGACGTGTATTGAACTGGGAAAAGAAATTGGATTATAGCAAGGCGCTTGAGATAAGCATCCTATCACATGACCAACCAAAAAATTATGTGTTTAAATACATGGATGATAGCACAGATTTTAATACAGAACAATATAAAAAGTTCACCCCAAATGGTTTGAATTTTGGTTCATATAAATTTACATCACCAAACGAATACACAACTGAAACAGATGAATTTGAGTTGCCGTTCGCTGCATCTTATTTGGAAAAGATAAATGGTACAGAACCGTTGCAAGACCTTGTAGGTTTAAATGGTGGTCCAATGGTCATCACCAAGATTATTGACCCAGAAAGCCAGAAGCCAGGTTACAACGGTGACCCAGCTGAATGGAAGAAAGAACCACGTATTCTTATCTATGGTGGTAAAATTGCTTTGCCAGATGATGCATTCAGACCGTATGATTTTTATCTTACCAGCATCGACAGTGAAGGTGATGAATTTAGAGTTGAGTTTAGCCACTATGGTTACGCTGGTCACTATGATAAACCAATTGAACCAACCTTTGACTTAAACTTTTATACAGATACACATTATTTGCCATCCTCTTATTGGAATAACGTGGTGGGTAACATCATTGAAACCACATCAACAACATCTGTTAACTTATCCACATTAACGATAGGTCAAAACATTGTTATGTCAAAAGGTACAAACGCTTATTTTAACGTCAACACAGCCGTTAATAAGTACGTTAGGGTGTATGAAAACACCACAGGTCCACTCACAAATTATTTTGAGGGGTTGGTTATATCAAACACATCAACAACTGTTACATTAAAAGTGACATTTAAAGTTGGTACAGCTACAATTAACAACTGGAAGATGGTGCTTTTAAATGTTGAGCTTAAAAACAACTTGTACACCACGTTCTACAAGAACCAGATGGTTGAATTAACTGACCAAACTGCGAGGTTAATGACATGCTACATAAACTTGACACCTACAGATATAGCAAACTTTAGGTTCAATGACATTGTGTACGCACACAAAGAATACTGGAGAGTAAACAAAATTGTTGACTACGATACTTCAAGTGACGTAAGCCAAACAACTAAGGTTGAGTTAATTAAGATAATTAGAGCGAACACAAACACCCTTATCGATTACATCCAAGGTGGTTATCTTGGTATCGCTGGTGGTACTGGTGGCGGTGTTACAACTGGTCAAGGTACATTGAATGGTGTAACTCCATCAGTTGTTGCTTTGGGTCCTATTGGTAACCCTGTTCAATATTCGTTAAACACGGTTGATACCATCAACCAAACAAGAAATTCAATTATATTGAATGCTGAAGGTTTGGCACCAACTTATTTTGATAAAGGTGTTGATGTTTTCACTGGCACAAATGATATTCGTGAAACATTAAGCCAACAGTTTAATGCGATACTTGATGCTAAAGAAACAGCTGATAATAAGCCGATTGGTGAGAGTATTACCTATGAGGATAAGGATGCTGGTAACCAAACATTGGATGGTAGATACAGCCAGGTTTATTTTGATGTTGAGGCCAGAAACGTTTTGTTCATTATCACCTTACAGGATGTTGCTGCAAATGATGGTTTCACGGTTAATTTTGATGCTTTAAATGACACCACAACAACGTTCATGCAAATTGAGAATGGTAATGCCACCAGCAATGCAATATTCATTATAAACTCATGTAATAGCGTCATTGCAAAATATGATGCCACCAAAGAGAAATGGATTATATCCAGAGGCTAACCAAATAATATAAATTTATATTTAACTAAAAGACCACAATGGCCGCTATAAAAAAAGTAATAGAAGTTGAAGTAATATCAAACACAGGTGACGTACAAAAGTTATCTGGTAGTTTAGAGGATGTTAAAAAACAGGTAGCCGATATATCGAAAGCCGCAAACAATTCCGTCAAATTTAGAATGGACGGTATTGATAAAACGGCTGATGACATAGCCAATTTATCAGTTCAAACAGAAAAGGCTGCTGAAAGCACCAAAGATTTAACAAACGAAACAAAAAGCCTTAAACAACAATATCGTGAAGCTGTTGCAGCTTTAGGTGAATTTGAGCAAGGCACCGAAGGTTATAACCTTGCAGCGCAAAGAGCTGGTGCATTAAAAGACCAGTTGGAAGAAAACGCCAGAGCTATTAACGCAAACAAGTCTGGTGCTGATGCATTGATTGGTGGACTACAAGGTGCCGCTGGTGCATTCTCTGTTTTACAGGGTGCAGCTGGTTTGTTTGGTAAAGAGAGTGAGGATGTTCAAAAAGCATTGCTTAAGGTTCAAAGTGCATTGGCCATTGTTAATGGTATTGAGGCATTCAAAGATAGCATCCCCAACTTTACAAAGATAGGACAGTTGGTCCAAGGGTTGCCAAGTGGAATTGGTAAGCTTGCTGCACAATTGGGTCTATTGGGTAAAGCACAAAAGGTTGCTGCATTGGAAGCCAAGGCTTTGGCAACCAACACACAAACAGCTGCCGCTTCTGAAGTAGCATTGGGTGCTGGTGGTGCAACAGCTGGTGCTGGAGTTGCTGGTGGTATGACAGCCGCTAGTGCTGCAACAAACGCATTTAAAGCCACATTAATATCAACTGGTATTGGTGCCATCATCGTTGGTTTGGGTGCAGCTGCTGCTTATTTTGCAAGCAACTTTAAAAGCGCATCTGAAGAAGCCCAAGAAAAGTCTGAAGAATTGGGTGATACATTATCTGCACAAGCTGATGTTATTAGTTCAAGATTTAACCAAACAAAAATTGAAATTGAGAGGTTATCACAATTAGGTTTTGACCCCAAGAAACAATACGAACAATTAAAGAAAGATAACCAGGATTTAATTAATGCCTTATCAGCGCAAAGCGATAAAGCTTATGCTGACCAATTTAGATTGGAACAAGAATTTAATAGAGCCAGTGGTGAGAGTGATACAAAGGAAGCCAAACAAAAATTGGATGATGCCAAGGTTGCTTTGGGTAAAGCCAAAGAAGCTGAAGCTAGTGCTAGAGCTGAACGTTTCAACATTGCTAGGGAAGCTGGACAAAATGAAATTGACCAGGCCACTAAAGAAATTAGAAAGAAGATTGCTTTAAGACAAGCTGAGGGCAAAAGCACCATCGCTTTGCAAATTGAGTTAAACAACAAAATTCTTGAAATTAACGGTAAGCAAGCCGATGTAAATTATAAGTTGGAAGAAGACACCAACCAGAAGTTGGCTGAATTAAGAATACAACAAGCAGCTGAGCAAAGAAGGTTGTTTGAAGAAGGTATTGGCCGTAGAAAAGCTGTTGTAAATGCTGATTTGCAATTGACCCTTGCACAGATTGAAAACGAAAAGGCTGCTGCTTTATCAAAAGCAAAAACCGATAAGGAAAGATTGGATGCTGAGAATGCTGCGTTTAAAGCTTCTAAGGATGCCAGAACAAAGAGCATCAATGACCAATTAGCTTTGGACCTTAAGGTTGCTAAAACCGAACAGGATAAGGTTGTATTAAGAAAGAACGCTGCTGCTGCTTTGAAGGCTATTGATACCGAAACCATCAATAACACCACCAAGACAACTGAAGCTGAACTTAAAATTAAAATGGATGCTTTGAATGAAGAAGCACGTGTTTTACAAGAAAAGGTTAAGTTAGAAGATGCATCGTTTAATGATAGAATTGCATTACAGGTTAAGCAAAACGAAATTGAGTTAAAGAACTTAGAACAACAAGGTAAAGACACCAAGGATGTTATCATAAGACAAGCCGCTGATTTGGCCAAGCTAAGAAAAGATTTGGCTGCCAAGCAACTTGGTGAAGATACCTTAATTGGTAACTTGCAAGCTGAAATTGCAAACTCACAACAACTTATTGACCTTAAGCAAGAGGAAGGTGAAACACTTACCCAATTTATTAAGAGACGTGCTGACCTTGAAAAGAAATTAAACAGGGAAAGGGTTGAAGACCAAAACAAAGATTTGCAAGCCCAACTTGACCAGACGGTTGAGGTGAACGGTGAACAAGTTAAGGTCATCAAAGAAGGTTCAAAAGAAGAACTTGCCATCAAGAGGCAAATGAATGAAAACAGCAAACAGTTGTATGAAGAAGACGTACAAAACAAATTGGATGCTGAACAAAAGAAGAAGGATGGTATATCACAGCTAATTAGTGATACCCTTGGTTTGGTTCAAGAAGCAGCTGAATTGTCACAAGCTATTTTGGATGCGGAAACAAAACGTATTGAAGAAGAATATGAGAAAAGAGCGAAGGCTGAACAAGCTCGTTTGGATAAGCGATTGGAGAATGAGGAATTAACTGAAAGTCAAATAGCTGAGCTTCAAAGACAAGCAGCGGTTGAGCAAGCCAAGATTGAGGAAGAAAAACAAAAGAAACTTAAGGAAGTTAAAAAGAAACAAGCTGATATTGATTTGGCTATCACCATCTCAGAAATTCTTGCAAACACCGCCTTGGCGTTCATCCGTGGTTTCTCTGATTTGGGTCCTATTGGTGGTGGTGTGTTCGCTGCCATATTTGCTGCAACAAGTGCTGCACAAATTGCAACCGCCATTGCGCAAAGACAAGCCATCCAAGGACTTGCATTAGGTGGTATGGTTTACGGTTCTGGCGGACCAACTGATGACCTTGTACCTATCATGGCATCCAACGGTGAGGCTGTCATCAATGCAGCAGCTGTACAAAAGTTTGCCCCTGTTCTTTCCGCTATTAATGAAAGCACTGGTGGTGCACCGATAAGACCAAAATTTGCCATCGGTGGAGTTGTATCAGCAACACCTGGTAATGTGAATGTAAATAATATTCAAGACATTGCAGCGGTGGCTGGACAGTCAGCTGTACGTGCATACATCTTGGATGCTGATGTTACATCACAGTCAGTTAAAAACGCTAGATTAGCTAGAGAGGCTAGAATTAAATAATTATATAACTATATTTAAAACATGAAATACGAATTGCCAGTATACGAAATATCAATTGATGAAGCAATGCACCTTGGGGTGGATGAGATTGCTTTTGTTGAGGACCCAGCCATCCAGGAACTGTGGGTTGCAATGAATGAAGAAATAAAGCTTGCAGCTGAAGATGATAAGATGATAGTGACTGGCCCAGCATTGGTACCAGACCGTTTGATTTATCGTGTTCACCCTAAGACTGGAGCTGAGTACTATATCAAATTTAGCAAGGAAGCTATCGCAAAAATTGTATTGCGTTATTTCACCCAAAATAAGGTCCTAAATTTTAACCTTGAGCACAACAAAGAAAATGACGTACAAGGCGTTATTATGGAGAGCTGGATAGTCAAGGACCCAACCTATGACCAAAGTGTCTTATATGGCTTTAAAAACCTAGTTCCTGGCACCTGGATGGTTGCCGTTAAGGTTGAAGATAAACAATTCTGGGATGAATATGTAAAAACTGGTAAGGTTCGTGGGTTCAGCATCGAGGGTGCTTTCGCTCAACAACTTGCTGAAGAATTATCAAAACAGGAATTGGTTGTTGAACCACGTTCTGATGAAAGCAAAGATGAATTTGTTTCAAGATGCATCGGTGTTGAAATTGAAGCTGGAATGGACCCAGACCAGGCAGCTGCTGTTTGTTACAGCAAATGGGATGAGCAATTATCAGAGTACACCTTAACAGCTGAAGAAGCTGAGTTGCTTATTAAAGAGGTATTGATGGCCAGAAACGTTTGGAGAAACTACCCAAAGGTTATCAAAGAAAACGCACAACGTGCTTTGGATTATGCTGAAAAGAATGGATGGGGTTCTTGTGGTACCCCTGTGGGTAAAAAACGTGCAAACGACCTTGCATCTGGTAGACCATTGTCAGAAGAAACGTTGGCCAGAATGGCATCATTTGCCAGACACCTACAATATGATAACAAAGAACTTGGTGATGGATGTGCTAAGCTTATGATTTTGGCTTGGGGTGGACGTGAAGGCATCGAGTGGGCACAACGTGAGTTGAATAAGATAAGAAGACAAGGAACTAATTAAAGATGCTAAGTGGAATACTTCTTACTATTGGTGTTGAACTTTGTCTGTTTATCGCCTATCTTATTCTTAGGGCCAAAAAAGAGCTTAAGGAAGAAGAAACCCCTTTGATGTATGATGAACATCTAGGGATATAAAAAAAGGGGCGCTAGGCCCCTTTGTTATTTAAAGATATTTTCGAATGTTTCAAGTATCTCTTTGGCATCCTCAAGATTAGTTGCGCACCAGGCCCACTGGTGGTCATTCTCTCTGAACGCATCGTCACCTGGGTAGTTGACACCTGTGCCACCATCATCCGTATCGTAATAGCGTTCCTTAAAGATGTGATAGAACGGTGGGCTATCGTATGTTATCTCATAGATATACCCAAAACCTTCTTTGTGAAACAATTGGTTATGAATTATCATTGAACGTTTGTGTGGGTTATCACCCATTCCAATTGCCCCCTTGCGCTCGAAGTGAGTACGCAAGGGATGGTGTGCTGTGTTTTTAGGTCGGTTTCTTCCCATTATCTTTTATATCTTTTGGTTGGTTTGCTTTTCTTTTGCTTGGGTACCGCACCTTGTTTGGCTGTCACCTTGACGTATTTAAACCCACGTGCTAATTTAACTTTCTTGACTGCCATATAACATTTTTTCTAGAATGTGTGACCCCTCAAAAGATGTGTTCGCTGCGTAATGTGCATCCCTCAACATTGTGGCATCCATTGTGATAAGATGCGTACCGAATGTATTATCCAAAAGGTGGATAGTTACTTCGTTAGTACCGCTGTTCGTTTCAACGTGTTCAATTGTCAAAACGTTTATTTTATTAATTTCCATCTTATTCAGCGTTTTCTTGTGGTCCAACAATTTCATCCATCATCAGTTGTTTAATTTTAAACACCTGTGCTGGGTGCATCACGATAACGTGGTTTCTACCACTAAAGTCATTGCAAACGATGTGCACGTCCGTGCTGTCATCATTCATGTACACCCCATCAACTGATGCGATGTTTGTAAAGATAATTTGTTCTGCCATTTTGTTTTCCTTTTTAGATTATGATACAAAGATAGTGGTTTTTTCTTACCCACCAAATTTTTTAAATAATTTTTTTAACTTTTTTTAATTCATCCATGAAATTGGCTTCATGCTTGGCCTCATCAAACTCATATTCAAACCCCAACTTTAACGCTTTGTTGAAGTAACTCATACGTTCTTTGTAAGCTTCCATCTTGTCCAGGAAGTGGTCAATATCAATTTTCTTATAGTGTAGCAACTTGCATGGTCTGTCATACAGTACCACGTTCCCCTGGGGTGCAGCATTGTGACACCCAAAGTTGTAATTAATATCTGTGATGTGTTTTGGTTTGAACATACACAACTTATCGAAGTGGTGATGTGGGTATCCAGTTTGAACCTCACCAACAAGGTTTTTTGATTTGGTAATGTCAAAGTAGAGTTTCATCATCTCAAACCCCTGGGGCTTAACTATGGTGGCTTCGCTCTCATGAAATTCTTGGATGTATTTGCCCAAGTCTTTCTTATAAAGAAATTCATCCATGTCAACCACAATGACAACATCACAGTCATGGTCCTTCCATGCGTTATTTTTAATTTCTAGGTACTTGTCGTCCCTTATCTCCCCATCGGTATCGTAAGGTACCACCGTAACCTTTTCATGCGCTCTAAGAAGCTCTAATGAGTTATCTGTTGACATATTGTCATAAACGAATATCCTGGTGGCCACATCCCCATAATGTCTTAGGAAGTGTGGTATCATGATTTGTTCATTGTAGCAAAGGACGTGTATGTGTACTATCATAAGTTTTCATCAATTGGTGGTATGTAATTTTGTATTGTTATTGCCATCGGCAAAGCCTCAGTTATGCGTTCAATTGCTAAGATAGAGCTTTGGATGGTCCAGTCATCCACATCTGGTGCAAACACCAGCTGGAGTTTCTTGGATTGGTTATGCACCAACACAATTGTTCCTTTAGGTGTTTTGCATATGGTGTTATGTCGCAGGTTCAATATGTTGGGTAGTACCTCAACCTGGAAACCTTCATGAGTTGTTATTTGCATATTATTCATTTGTTTTTCATTTTAACTGATATTATTTTTCTTTCCATCGCTGGATATAAACCAATTTCATTTGGTGTTATGTACAAATATTGTAATGGTAATAAATACCCTTTTGTGGCCGTACCATCATCCGTCCTTACTTTACCACTCTTTCGACATAGACCAATACTCAATAGGTATTCAATTCTCTTTAAAAGATAGTCGGTTGGTATTGGTATTGGTATTAACATCTTATTATCAAAGTCTTTTAAGATATGGACCCACACAGAAGCTTTTGTAATTGATATACCACTTGGTACCCACACATTATTTTTTTGTTGAGCATATTCAATGTACATATTTCCACTTTTCATCCATTTTGATATATGTTCTGATTTTGCCTCATGCTCTATATTTTTATCAGTAATTTGATGAGCATAAATTGTTTCCATTAATTGACCATTTATATTTTTTGGGTCAATTGAAAAGTCATAACTACCATCTTTTCTATTAAAGTCGATACCTAGGTTATTTAATTGCTCAATAAGTTGATTACTCTCTTCAAGGTTTAATTTTAATTTATCCAATAAGGTCCTACCAAATAAATTGTTAATTGTTTCTTTTGTTTCCATTTCTTTTATTTCTTTTCCTTTATAGCATTGCCATCGCTATGCGTTGGCATCATCTATGAGTTTATATTCAGCCCAACGGTGCTCACCAATATCCACGATGTTCATTTGGTGTTCATGTCTTAGGATATGAATTACTGGTGCCAACCTGGCACAACCAAAGTACTCAGCAGCCTGTAACCAATTGATGGTTTTCCCTTGCTCTAACCACCCTTTAACGGCTTCTAATTTGTTTTGGGTACCCTTACCTACCTTTAACTCCATTTGCTTCATGTAGAAGCGTTCTTTGACGCTATTCTTGAAAAAGTTTAATTCTTCATAAAATTGGATGTGTTTTTCATACTGTTGAAGAAACTCATCAAAATTTTCAATTAATTCTTCCCTGGTGGTACCATTGATACCTGTGTAAAGTCTGTTGTTTAGTTCTTTTAATTTGAACTGTTGTGTTGGTGTTAATGTATTTGCCATGGTATTAATTTATTTAGAAATTATATTCAATTTTATTTAATTTATCTTGAGCAATGTCAAATGGTATTATGTTATCACCATAATTTAAATTGATGTATTGTGATACACAAATATACTTATCTTCATTTGAACCGTTGGTGTATCCATCCATATTTTTTATATCATTTATATCTGATTTAGTACAACCAAGTTTGTTATAAACAATTTTAAATACATTTGGTATATAAACCTCTGGATAAGCATCCCAACCTAATTCATCATTAAACTCTTCTTCATCTTTAATAGATTTAAAGAAATTAATTCCATCAATATCAGTTTCACTAACAGTATTATTACCCTTATTATTATCTTTCTCTTTTAGGGTTTCTTTGGGTTTCTCTGGGTTATTCAGAAAACCACTTGGGTTTTTTGGGTTCTTTTGGGTTTCCTTTGGGTTATCCTGGGTTTTTTTTGGTCGTCCACCTTTTTTACCATTTTCCTTATTGCGTTCAACAACACTTTGATATTTGAGGTTGTCTCTATCAAATTGATTTTTAAATGGCATAAATGTAATTTCAAGCAATAGGTCCAACTCATCTTCGATGCCATATTGATAATTTCTAATTGCTTTGAATAGCTTTCCAGCTTGTTCGTCTGTTAATTTATCCAACACGTTCAACATGTCGTTGTGTAGATAAAAGCTTGTTTTGTTTTCCATAATTTAATTTAGTTTTGTTTTTCTAATTCGTTTATTAATACAGCCAATAATTTTTGATTTTTAATTACATGATTTTTATCAGCACCACCCATTGTGTTGTTAAATGCATGTATTTTTAGCCATGTGATGTAATTATATTGGGTGTAACTATTTGACCACGCATCAAACAATTCTTTAGAATAGTCTTCATCGACTACCATTAATTTAAATAACGCTTCCATAGTATTCAATTTAGTTTTGTTTGTTTAATTTTGCCTCAAGTCTTTTACGTTTGCCATATTCGCTTTGAATTTGACGGTTCAAGTCTTGATTATTTTTACGCCACTCAACATTGTTAGCTGCATGACACTTTTTACACTTGTTACGCTTGGTAACAAAGTCTTCTACTGGTTTTACTTTACCACATAGGCTACACATTTTTTCTGTTTTCATGTTATTGTTTTTAATAAATATACACAAATATACGAAGAAGTACAGTAATAACCAAATTTTTTTTAAAAATAGTTGTTTTTTTTTGCTGGTGCACCTAATATTGTAATGTAATTCAAACGAATGTTTTCCATAAAAGATTGATTACGAATGCCCGTTAAGTTTACCTCATAGACAAGATGGGCATTTTTTTTGAACATTATCGGATATTTTATATCTGTTCTATATATGTTGGGTGGTTTTTTAGGTTTGCCATATTTATTTGACACCCACTGATACCTTTTATACTCCCATAAGGTATTTTACCCCCCCAGGATGTTCTTCTTGGGGGTTTTTTTATTTAAAACAAAATGATTTTGTTTATATTTATATAAGAAACTAGTTTAAAATGAAGATAAACCAATTTGCGACAAATGAAGTGGTATTCTATCACGCAATTACAACAGGTGATACGATTACACTTGAGTTGACCCAAGTTACGGAAAATATACCGAAAACAGTTAAACCTATAATACAAACGATTACAGACAACTGGTTTAAGTGTCAATTCACCAGCATAACAGGTGGAACAGAAAATTTAACTGGTGGTACTATTTTCCTTAAATACGATGGGTATTACGATTATAAGTTAAAGAAGAACGGAACAACCATTGAGGATAGCCAGTTCTTTATGATTGGACCAACCCCAACCATCATTGAAAACCAAACACAAAACACAACCGTAATTAACAACCCATTATCTGGTTCGAGTGGGACCAGCGGTTTTAGTGGAACAAACGGAATAAGCGGTACCAGTGGTATTACAGGTTCAAGCGGAAGTAGTGGTGGCACAGGTGCTACAGGAACGAGTGGAAGTAGCGGAAGTAGTGGTTTAACAGGCACCTCTGGTATCAGCGGAACAAGCGGTGTAAATGGGACAAGTGGTGTTAGCGGTTCAAGTGGCTCATCAGCTTCATCTGGTTTAACAGGGTCATCTGGAACCAGTGGCTCAAGTGGTGCTAGTGGAATTAGTGCTGGCCAGGTCTATTATTTCAACCAGTCGCAGTCAAGCGATGTGAGCCCATATAAAGTATTATCAACTGTACCATCAACATCAGCACAGCAAAGCGTAACGAAAACTGGTAATAATTCAACACCAGTGTTGGTTCAACAATTTTTAACCCCAGAGTTTGGGTTCGCAACAATACCAGGTGGTACACAACGTTTCCACTTACACTATTTAAAAACAAACCAAAACCATCAAATAGATACTTATGTGACAATTCAATTGGCTGATGCCAGTGGAACAGGCATAGGACCTGTTTTAAGCACTGGTAATGGCACAATTGGATGGATTGATAGTGTTACCCCAGTTGAGGTGACAACGGACCTTACATTAAGCACAACAACTGTTGACCCAACTAACAGGATGATAGTTAAAATTTACATTGTAAATGCATCATCACATAGCGTCCAATGGATAACTGAGGGTACAGCATACTATTCATTCGTATTAACCACCGTAGGTGCAGTAGCTGGTTCAAGCGGAAGCAGCGGTTCAAGTGGTATGGTTGGTGTTAGTAGGTTTACAAACGTTACATTACCACAAACAGGGTTCACATATAACGCAGGAACAACCTATTATGAGTGCACATACACCAATGCAAATATAACAGCCACAACCAACGTTGATTTTATCCCTTACAACTCATCAGTATCGATAGCAACACAAGCGGCTGTATTCCCATATATACAACCAGCTTCTGGCTCAGCAAAAATAACATCGCAATATATCCCAATGGGTGATATTACAGGTGAGGTTTACGTAACAATTATACCATAAATGGCTTTTAGATTTTCAGCCCCAGAGCCCATATTATATGAAAGACCATATGAATGGCCACGATTAAACGTTGGGTCAAATGAGATGGTTTATTTAGTCTCTGATTTAACCCCATACACAGCATTTCAGATAGCAAAGACTGGTGTGGGTAATACCTATGTTGATTGGGGTGATGGTGTCATAGAAAGCAATTCTGGTTCATGGGTTGCCGAACACGTATACACAACTGGTGGCACGGTGGTAACAAATGATAGATACCCAACATACAAAGTCTGGGTTGTTAGAATATATTGTGATGCTGGTGTTACCTTAACAAATGCCAGACCGTATAAGAACGCTTCCGATGCAAGTGGTAAAACTTTTAACAGCTTTATTTTTGGTAGTGTATTAGAGGCTTATTTTGGTACAAACCCAGACATACCATTAAACACGTGGTTCAGTATATCAACAAACGCTGGTATAAACTGTAAATATTTAAGATATATTAAATTACCATCGGTTTATACAGCTGGTACGCTATCATCATTTTTTAACGGCACCAGTAGCAGCGATTTAGAAAGGATTGATTTACCAAGCTCAACTGAAAACGATATTTTGGGTATATCTAATATGCTCCAGTCCCATGATAATAACTTTAAATTACAAAGCCTTGTTTTTCCACAAGATTGTACCATAAACAACGTTGCTGGTGCATTCAACATAGGTGGTTTAAAAGAGCTTGTGTTACCAACATCACTTGATTTTACAAGTTTGAATGGTACCTTCACTGCTTGTAGGTCACTTGAATTAATAGATATAAGTCGAAACGTAGGGGTCATCACAACATTACAGAGTGCATTCCAAAACTGCGTATCTGTTAAAGAAATTAGATTACCATCTAACATAAGTTTAAATTTATCTACTGCGTTAACAACCGCCTTTAATAACTGTAACTCATTATATGAACTTGATTTAAGTTCGGTTATAGTGGGTAGTGCTGTCACAGGTTTAGCTAATACATTTCAAAACTGCTCAGCAATAACTAGCATTGTTATGCCAGCTGGCAATGGTACTGGTATAACAAGCATGAGTTCGACATTCTCTGGTTGTAGCAATTTAAAGACGTTAAATTTTAATGGATTTGCGTCAACCAATACAAACCAAATAGATGCGAACACAGCTTTTTTAAGCTGCTTTAGGTTGGATAATTTAAGTATACCATTTCGTATGTCAAGGTTCGCTTTAAACGGTAACTCATCCACGACCAAAGTTGATTTAAGTTCATTGAGATTTACAAATACAGCTTCAACCTTTGCTGGTACATCACCACAAATAAACGTATCATACACCAACCTAAGCACAGCTGCATTGGTAACATTGTTTAATGACATAGCGGCCACAGCAGCAACAGCTGGTAAAACGATAAACATCACAGGTGCCACAGGTGCTGCTGGTTTAACAGCTGGTGATAGAGCGATATTAACCAGCAAGGGCTGGACAATAACAGGATAAAAACGATGCAATACAAATTATATTTAGAAGAAGGTGACTATGTTGACTTAACAACTGGTGAACCAAGAAATATGTTAAAATGCAACACCGCATGGACACCCGAAGGTGAGAATGTTGGGTGGGACTTTTTTGAAACAGATGAAGAAGCAATGCAACATTATAATATCGAATTAAAAGAAACAAACGAATATGAGTAAAATAGTAATGTATTCTGGTTCAACAACTGGAACAACAACCACAGGTGACCAATACGCATTTTTCATAAATGAAAATGGTTTACCAAGCATAAAAAAAGGTAGTCAAGTAATAACATTCGGAACAAGCGGTTATGCGATGCAAGGGTCATCTGGTAGCTCTGGTGCTAACGGCACTAAAGGTTCATCTGGTAGCAGCGGTGCTAGTGGAACTAGCGGTCAAGATGGTGCCCCTGGTTCACAAGGTTTGGCTGGTACATCTGGCTCATCTGGTGTAAGTGGAACAGCTGGTATAAATGGTATCGATGGTGCTAATGGCTCAAGTGGAACAAGTGGTGCTGGTGGTACGTCTGGATTATCTTATGGAACCAGCGGTGTATCTGGAACAAGCGGAGCATCATTGGCTAAAGTAACTGAGGATGTTGCAATGAATGGAAATGCTAGTGACTACGCTAGTTTTAACCCAAATGGTGCTGTTGAAGGTTATGTTAATGCAAGCCTAATTGGTGCTGGTTATGGCCAAACTAATTTAACTATGTACCAAAGCTCATTTTTGGATGAAAGTGATGTTCCATCTAATTCTTTTGGTATACAAAATATAGGTGCATTTTCTGGTAAAAAAATTACTGATGTAACATTAGTTAGAAGACCGAATAGTACTCAGTCTGTACCAACTGGAACTGAAGTTGAATACGCTAGCTTACAATTGATTATAACAAAAAGCACCTTTAACGGTGAGAGCAACACATACACAACATCAACATTACAAACAATAGATTTATCAGCTGATTTTGATGTTAGTTATTCTGGTGTTGGTAGAACAAGAGTTTTATCACTTAGCTCATATAACATTCAAGCGGATTATAACCAAGGTTTAACATTCTATATAAAAGCTGTTTTAGAAAACCCATTATCAACTGGTGAGTGGTGTAACATTGCAGCATTCGATATGTACTTTAGTAGTGTTGCATCTGGTATCTTAGGAAGCAACGGTACAGCTGGTGTGAGCGGTACGAATGGTGTTAGTGGAACAAATGGTGCTAGCGGTACGAATGGTGCTAGCGGCTCATCAGGTAGCAGCGGTGCTGCTGGAGCAACTGGCTCATCGGGCTCGAGTGGAGCGACAGGTACAAGTGGAACAGCTGGGCCAGCTGGTACTAGTGGTACATCATCCGCTGGTGGCGGTGGTGGTGCTGCAACGTATTTAAATACCCAAGTACATTACACTGGCCAAACAAAATATGACTATTATGGTACATTATTAGACCAATGGAAAACAACTTACTTTAACAGTGAAAGAATTGACCGTGGTACTGGTGATGGATACATCACAAAGGTATGGGGTTATATTGTACCATTCACATTAAAACCAGGTGAAAAAATTAAAAAATTGGGTGGGTTTATCAATTCGAAAATAACTGGTACAGCATACTGCAAAGTGGGTATTTACAACAACCACCCACACCAAAATTCACCATACGCAAAACAATATGAAAGTGAATTAACAGTTACTTGTCCTAGTTACAGTGACTTGGTATGGTCAACGTGGGACTACAACTATCAGCATACTGGTACAACTGAAGAACAGTTCTGGTTTATTATGCTTTATCCACAAAGGGCTAATAACGACTTTGAATGGTCACAAGGTTACCGTGAAACATATGAAATGTCACACGTTACATCAGTATATCCGACCATTAAAACAAACCAGTGGATGATATTTGATGACACAGCTAGTACATATACCACAATGCCATCAAACTTTTCATACTTCCTAGAAAATAACACATGGCCAGTAATGAAACTATCTTTTGCTAATGACAGAACCTTACCGATAGTTTGGCAAACAGAATTAAACTCATAAAAATATGTCACAAGAAACAATACAAACAATACACATTCACCACAAAATAAATGAAAATGGTGAATACGAAGTGGAATACACTACTAATATTGAGGTACCAGCGCCTAAAAAGTCAGCTGAAGAAAGAATAGCAGAATTAGAAGCAAAAATAGAACAATTATTATCGAATGTGTAACCAACAATACTTACCACCAGCAATTGCCGTAACAGGCGATACAACTGGGTACATGAACGTACTGAGCAGCACACCTGGTGGTGAGTTGCAAGTTGTAACCACTGGTGCAACAGTTAACACAATTGGACCAGACAGACATGTTGTTATTGGTGATGTATTAGTTGGCCCAGGTCATTACAAAGTTATCCCAACAGACTATCACATTGACGGTGACTTAACTATCGAAGCGTTGCCACCTGTAACGATAGGAAGTGAAACAGTTGGATATACTGGTTATCTTGGTGTAGATGGTTATTTAAATTGCACAGGAACCATCGATAACCAAGGTACTTTATTTGTATATGGTTCAACAGGAACAAGTGGAACTAGCGGTTCAAGCGGAACTGGTGGTGATATTCCAAGAACATCAATGCTTGCTTGGTATGATGCAACCACTGGTGTTACAACTGCTGGTGAGTTTGTTTCATCATGGGCTGATATAAGTGGTAATGGGTTCGATTTGATTGCACCTACTGAAAAATTACCAGATGCTTTAGGTGTAACCTTAAACGGTGTTGCTATACCAAATACAACTTTAACATACGGTGATAAACGACTTGTAACAGCATCAAATTTCACACAAATAGGTACAACTTGTACAATATTCATTGTTGCAGCACAATACACAGGCGATGGTAATTATTCAAGATTTATCGATAACTCATTCTCAAATAATTTCCATTTTAGCCGCAATTCAGCTAGTCAAGAAGTGTTGGGTGGTGTTGCGACAAATAACGAGCCCTACGGTGCTGTATTAGCCGCTGATAATAATACATTCTACACATTCAGAATGGTATGTAATGCTGGACAAACTGTTATAACCAGAAATGGTGCCGTGTCATCCACACCATATAACAATGGAACACCTGGTACGGCTGTACCATTAGCGATGTTCGCAACATCGGATGGTAGCTTCCCTGGTAAAAAAGCGATTGCTGAGTTAATAATTTATAATGATGTGTTATCCGCTGGTGATATAGCAACGGTTGAAGATTATTTGGTTGGTAAATGGCAACACTATTAAATTGACCAAAACGCATAAAAATATATTTAAATACAAATGTCAATTATGACCAATAAAAAAATTAATATAATAGCAGAAGAAAAGCTTTACGTTCCACAGTTACTTGAGGTAACAACAAGACGTGATGACTTTATCAAATACGGTGAGGATAACCTATTCCCAGATTATCTTTTATCATTGCTTGAAAAGAGTGCAATACATAAGTCAATTCAAATTGGCAAACAGGATATGACCGTAGGTGATGGTCTTAAAATTGTAACGGAGAATTTACCAGCTGACCAGATGGCAATTGTAACAAAGTTTATGAACATGCCAAACCCATACGAAAATTTGGAAGACATAACCTACAAAATTGCAATGGACCTTATCGTTTATGGTGCATATGCATTGAATATTATCTGGTCAAAAGATAGACAAACCATCGCTGAAATTTATCACATCGATTACGGTAAATTAAGATGCGGTAAACCAGATGAGGATGGTAACATGCCATACTACTACTACAGCGATGACTGGAGTGACATTAAAAAGTATGTACCTAAAGCATATGCTGTATTCAGCATGGATGAAAGAAAAGACCCATCCCAAATTTACATCTGTAAAGAGTACAACCCAGCGATGAAATATTACGCTATCCCACAATATTCAGCTTCAATTCCTTATGTGGAAATTGACTTTGAAATTGGAATGTACCACTTGAACAACATCAAAAACCAATTATCACCAAACTACTTGTTGCAAATTAACACAGGTATTCCAGAGATGGAAGAACAGGATGAGTTATTCAGACAAATTAAGTCTGAGTTAACAGGTCACAAAGGTCACAAATTCATGTTGACATTTGGTGAAAGCACAGACCAGGCACCTACGTTTATCCCAATTCAAACCACAGACAGCGATAAGCAATTCTTGGTGTTAAATGAAGCCGTATTGCAAGCATTGTGTACAGCTAACAAAGTAACATCACCAATGTTATTGGGTATCAAAACAGCTGGCCAATTGGGTGGTAGAAGTGAGTTGATGGAAGCTTACGATTTATACTATTCAACAGTTATAAACAAACTACAAAAACACATATTAAAAGCTTACCACAAGATATTAACAATTAATGGCACTAGTGCTAAATTGGATTTTATAAAAGCTGAACCATTGCCATTCACAGTATCAGAACAAGCATTATTGCAAGTTGCCGATAGAAACGAAATTAGAGATATGGTTGGCCTAGAGGTGGTACAAGAAAATAACAACCCAGCAATAACCGAATAACATGTCAGTATTATTTATAAGCGACAGCTACCTAAAACAAACAACATTCGTTGGGGAGAACGTACAAGCAAACGTACTTACAGCAGCGATAACAAAAGCACAAACCATTAAGATACAAAGCATCTTGGGCAAAGCCCTTTATGACAAATTGGTTGATGATATTCAAACAGCTGGCTCAATTACAGGGGTAACTGGTAACTATGCCATCCTATTGGAAGAATACGTTATCCCATCATTAACAAACTGGGCTTTATACGAAGCAATTTTACCACTTACATTGAAGTTTACCAACAAAGGTATCACCAGAGCGCAAGACCAATACGCTGAGGGTATTGATTTACCAACCATGCAATACATCCGTAACGATGTAAGAAATGAAGCTGAGTGGTATACCCAACGTCTTACAACCTATCTGTGTAACAACACAGGTTTATTCCCAGAGTATTCAGATTACAGCGCAAACGATTTATTCCCATCTGTGAAAGCTGGTGGTTATGAGAGCGGAATTTACTTCAAGAAACGTAAAAAAGTTCACAATAATTTTTATCCTGACAAGGAAGATTACACCAAATTCACATTTTAATTATGAAAAAAGAGCAAGTACTATCTATCATCAGACACACATTGACATTCGTTGGTGGTGTATTGGTAACAAAAGGTTTAATTGACCAAGCCGTATCTAGCGAAATTATCGGTATGGTTATGACATTGATTGGAACCATCTGGGGTATTATCAACAAAAACCAAGCGTAAATGGGTTTAGGTGACTTTGTAGAGCGTTTAATTACTATTGTCACCCTAGGACAAGGCAAACGCATTTCGATGGCTGTAGCACGCTTATTTGGCTATGAGGATTGTGGGTGTGATAGAAGAAGGGTGTGGTTAAATAATTTATTCAGACCAAAACATAAAAAACAATATCCAATTTAAATATGGCTTACAAGAAAAACATAAAGAAATTACAAGAAGCAATAATAAAATTACAACAGATAAAGGAACAGGATGAAAATAATATACGAAGCATTAACAGAGTTAGGGATAAACGTTAGTTTAATACTGGGTGGTATCATCGGTTCGTTAATTGGTATGAAGCCAGGATTGCCCTGGTGGAAACAATTCATCACCGTTGTTGTGGGTGCCTTTATTGCGAATTACTGCTCACCTGTTATAGTTGAGCTTTTTGGTATGAACCAAAACACCTTGGCTGGTGTAGGGTTTATAACTGGATATAGTGGTAAAACGATGTTAGAATATACGATGCTAAAATTAACTAAAAAGAAATAATGGCCAAAGCAAAGTCAACAAAAGAAGTAAAACGTTGGGTACAGAAACCCAAAGCGAAAAGACCAGGGGTTCACTCTAAAACAAAAGCTTCAAGAAGTAAGCGTAGTAAGAACTACCTAAAAAGAAATGTTGGCCAAGGCTAACAAAATGGAACGATGTACTTAATAGTATATTTACCAGTATAATAAGCTTATAAAATTATAAAATTATGAACGAAAAATTGCAAAAGATTGCTTCCATCCTTGGAATTACTTTGTCAAGCAATGTCGTAGAAGAAACTTTAGCTGCTGAAAGCAAATTGATGGACGGGACCCGTATCTTCACTGAAGCTGATGCATTTGTTGTTGGTTCTGCTGTTCAAATTGAAACTGAAGAAGGTATGATACCAGCCCCAGCTGGTGAGCACACGATGGAAGATGGCAACATCATCTACGTTGACGAAGCTGGTGTTATTGTTGAGATTAAAACACCTGAAGCAGAAGAAGTTGAAGAACAAGAAGAATTGGCTGAAGAAGAAGTTGAAGAAGAGGTTGAAGAAGAAGTTAAAGCTTTCGAAATTTCTGAAGAAGATTACGCTGCATTACTAGAAAGAATTGCAAAATTGGAAGAGGTATTGTTAGGTGCTGTTGAGGCATTGAGCAAAACAAATTCTGAATTAAATGAAAAAGTTGAAGCATTGAGCGCACAGCCAGCTGCACAACCTATCAAAACAAGAAAACCTGTAGTTGAAGAAAACGCTTTAGCTGCAATTAAATTACCAAAAAGAAAATAATAATAACTAAAAATTAAAATTTAAAACAAAATGAGTTTAGTAGTAACTGGTCTTACGGCCTACGCAAAAGCAGAAGGTTTCCCACTTATCGTTTCAGCGGTAACTAGAGGTAACACTGCAAACTACGCTAACATCGTTAGCGGTTTGAAAGGTACTGGTTTGGTTCCATTCCTTTCTTCATCTGTAACATTGGCCGCTGGTGGTTCATGTTCATTCACAAATAACGGTACATCAACATTCTCTGAAGTAGAAATTGCAGTTAAACCTGTAGAATTTATGGAAGCTATCTGTGTTGGTGCATTGGAAGGCAAAGCAATGATGTACGAAGTACAAGGTTATGAAGAATTACCTTACGCTGCACAATTCTTGCAAGACAAAGCTGACCAAATCAGCAAAAAATTAGATAACTTGTATTGGTTAGGTGCTACAGGTTCTGGTGACGTTTTCAACGGTTTCGTTGCTCAAGCAACTGCTGCTTCAAGACTTAACACCATTACTGGTTCAACTTCAAACGTTTACGATGCTATCGACTTAGCTATCGACACAGCTGTTGCTGCTGATAGTACATTCGAAACTAGCGACACTGTTGCTATCTTCTTGAACTATGCTAAATTTAGAGCGTTGCAAAAAGAATTGGTTGTTAAAAACTACTTCCACTACAACCCTGCTAACTTGGAAGCTAACATGGAAATTACTTTCCCTGGTACGAAGATTAAAGTTATCCCAACTGAAGGTTTAGCTGGTCACTCTTTCTTGTACTTGGCTGATACTGCACACTTGCACATCGGTACTGCATTACTTTCTGATACAGAAGGTTTGAATGTTTACCATGACCAAATTACAAACAACATCTACTTGAGAAGCCAATTCTACGCTGGTACTGGTGTATCTAAGACTATCTTCAAAAAAGCTTGCTAATAGTTAATTAGCGTAAATAATAAAATTAAAATTTAAAACTATAAATTATGCCTTTAAATACAAACTGCTTTTTAACTGAGGGTCTTGAACTTACAGGTTGTACTAAGTCGAATGTTGGTGGTGTAGAAACTGTTTATTTTGCGAACTTTAAGCAATTGGTTCCTGGTGGTGCCGCTGCAAACAAATTCGTTTATGATGGTACTACAACTGGTGAAATTACTGCTATCACAGGTTTGACTGGAACAACTTTCTACCAATTCGATACTGTAAAAGAAACATCTTCATTAGCTGAAGCAATTAACGTAAACGTACAGAATGGTACTCTATCATTCGTACCAACTGTTTCATTAGTAATGAACAAGTTAACTACAGAAAAGAGAAACCTTATCCACATGTTGGCAACAGGTTTGATGATTGCTGTAGTAAAAGATAATAACGGTATCTACTGGATGGTTGGTTACAACAAAGGTTTGGACGTAACGGCTGTTGAAGCTGGTACAGGTACTGCCTTGGGTGACAGAAACGGTGCTACAGTTACTTTGACTGGTGCTGAAAACTTACCTATCGCTGCTCTATCTGCTGGTGCTGTAACTCAAATGCTTGCATTAGCTGGTTATTAATAACTAAGTCAAAACAACATGAGAATGGGTTCCCACAACGGGGGCCCATTTTTTTTTGGACCATTTTGGTCTTTTCAATTTTTTAAAACTATTTATATTTAAACAAATTACAATTTGAATTTGGATGAATACATTAAGGTAAATTATAATTCGTTATACCAAGCCGCAAAGAACATTACAAGGGGCCATCAACTCACGGATGACCTGTTCCAACATTGTGTTGAGGTTTTGCTCACGGACAAAAATGTGGAAAAGATACAGTCACTTATTGACAAAAACCAATTACAATATTATTTTGTATCAATATTAATTAGGAACTATCACTCATCAACATCCAGGTTTCATTATCAATATCGCAAAGGAAGCGATTTAATAGCCGATAATGACGTTTACAATATGGAAGTATTGGATGAAGGGTTTGATTACGACACAGAGGCTAAAATAGCCTTTATTGAGGATGAAATAAATAACTTGGAATGGTACGATAAGCAGATGGTTAAATTATATTTTGAAGAAGGCATGTCCTACCAAAAAATATCTGAGTTTACCAAGATACCAAAGACCAGTTGTTATAATTCAATAACACAAATTAAAAACAAAATTAAAAGTAAGTACGATGGCAGTAAATAAATTCAATTTAAACGAACCAGATTACATCGAAGCAAAAGCGTTCCTGGAAGAAATTAATGCTATGGCAGAAATTAACCACACCCAATTAAAAAAGTTGCATGAGTTGTCAACCAGATTTGGTTTAAATTCATCACCAGGTGGATGCGCAGCATGTAACAGAAGGGCAAAGAACCAGGTAATGGGTTTTGTTCATGAGTATGAGAGAATTATCATAAACGGTGAAGACGAGTAATGCCAAGAAAAGCGAAAAATGTAATTGGTACTGTTGTAGAACAGCTGGGTGGCTATACCTTTAAGGTAATTGCAGAGACTGAACGTGGATGGTCTAGAGATAGAAACAACGGTATTGAAAACCCAAAACAAACCATAAGAAAGTTTAATATTGAATGCCAGAGTTGTGGTGATGTTAAGGTCGCTGATTACAGTTCAATATTCGGTAAGAATAACTGCATATGCATAAAATGCAAACAGGCTAATAAACCAAAAATTGAAAAACCAAAAACTGAAAGGGCTGCAAAACCAAAGTTGGATAGGTTCAATGAAGAAACCTGGGAACCAAAATTAAAAAAGGATGGCACCATTGATACAAGGTACATTAACAAAGCAAAAAAGGAGTTTGTTGGTGAAACATTTGAATGTGTATATGATACTTTTTTGGTGTTAGAAGAATTACCAAGGGTTATCAGCAAAAACGGTAGATACGTCTACAGAAACTTTAGAGTTGAATGCATCAAATGTAAAACGCAAAGGGAAACATTGGCAGCATCCCTAAACGCAAAAGGTGTTGCTTGCAACAAATGTAGAACTGAAAATAGGAATGTTAAATTAGACCTAACATTGGGCCCAATTGATATTGAAAGGAAATGCGAGATAATGAGTGAAATAAACCAGATATGGGATGAAATGAAACGCATGCAAAGACAAGGTAAATTAACAGCATACCTGGTGGACAAATTTGAAGTTAACGATTGGTTATTGGACCAAGAAAATGAAACAGAACATATTGAAAGAACTGGTTATATGGATGATGGTGATGACATTGACTATGATAACCCTAACATTGATTGGAATAACGAAATTGATAAATATTTATAATGGCAAGAAAAGCAAGCAATAAGAAACCAACCAAGGTACATGAGTTTATAACCCTGGAAAGGTTACCTCAATACATACAGGAAAAGTTTGACAGCTACAGGTTATCACCACACTCAATTGATTTTTGCATGCGTTTAGCAGCTGGTGAAGATGCAATGACCGTGGTAAGCGAATTGTATGAATTGGGGGATGATAGGGCCCAGATAAAAAGAAAAGCCAGGGAACTACTTGGTAACCCCAAGCTACAAGATATGGTTACGGTATTTAGGGAGAACCTAAAGCACAAAGCCATAGTGGATGCAAATGCAATTCTAATGAGATTGGAGTTGATGTACAGCGAAGCAATTTATGATGATGAGAAACGACTTGCACTTGACGTTCTCAAAGAAATGAGTAAAATTGTAACAACGCTGGATGGAACAATAAGCGTATCAGACGTAACTATAAAATTTGAATTGCCCAATGTGATAAAAGCAAAACCACAGGACATTCAAGATACAGAAATAATTGAATAATATGAACTACATTTTTACAACCTACTTTACAACATCAGTTGACCCACAAAGACCAATGACTTGGCCTAGCAATGATTTTAATATCATTAAAGATTTTTATAATTCGGTGGTTAAACATAAATTAAATTGTGTGATTTTACATGACCACTGTTCACAAGAATTTATTGAGCAATATAGCACAGATAAAATTAAATTCGTTAAGGTGGATGAGGTTAAATTAAACATGGTGGATTACAGATGGAGATTGTACCACAACCTATTGGAAGAAATGCCAGAGGTTAAGAACGTTTACTGTTTGGATATTAGCGATGTTGTCATCCTAAAAAACCCATTCAAATCAATGAAGAAAAACATGATTTACATTGGCAATGAAGAATGCAAAAACAAAGAAAACTGGTGGATGATGGAAAGATACAAAAGCATCAACCATACAGAGGTTACAGGATATGTGAGCGAGTTTAGCGATAAACAGGTATTGAACTGTGGCATCTTGGGTGGTAACAGAGAAATGATGTTGGATGTAACAGAAAAGATGGCAAACATCCTGGAAGAAGCTAACGTAACAAAGACCACAGTTGATATGGTTGTGGCAAACGCTGTGGTGTACAGACATTACGGTGAAAGCTTTGTATCTGGTTTACCATTAAACACAAAATACAGAGGTGGTGCATTCGCATTCAACGGTGAAGATAACGGTGCTGACCAAGCATGGATACAACATAAGTAAGATGGAAATTTTTGATACCAGAGATGAGATGATTGCTGCAATACCCAAAGGTGGTATGATAGCCGAATTGGGTGTGTTCAAAGGTGAGTTTAGCCTTAAGATAGATGAGATATGTCAACCAAAAGAATTGATACTGATTGATAGCTGGTCTGGTCAAAATTTATACAGCGGTGATGTTAATGGGAACCACCTAAACGGTGTAAGACAATATTACACAGGTGAGGAACTATATTACCTAACAGAAATGAATATTAAGGAATGTAGAGGGGTTGTAACAATGGTAAAAGCCACCACAGACGTTTTAAAGGCCTTTACAGACAATATCTTTTCAATGATATACATTGATGCCGACCACAGCTATGAAGGTGTTTTAAATGACCTTATAAACGCTTACCACAAAATTAAGGATGGTGGTTATATCATGGGCCACGATTACGAACATAACATGGACAAGACAAATAACAGTTACAACTTTGGTGTTAAGAAAGCTGTGGATGAATTTTGCCGAGAATACAACCAAGAAATATCGATGAAAGGAATGGATGGTTGTGTGAGTTATGGTATAAAAATTAGCAAATAATGAATGTAAAGTTAGAGGGTGCCCAGTTATTTGACTGGCAGTTAGAGGTGTATAATTCGTATAAAAACGATGATTACAAGACGTACATCTTAAACACGTCCAGACAGATTGGTAAGTCATTGCTTATCAGCCAGTTGGTGCTCGATACTTCAATTAATAATTCAAAAGCCATCGTAGGGGTTGTCAGTTTGACATATAAACAGACGAAACTTATCTACAACAGTATCAGTGAGATACTACAAAAAACACCCATCCTAAAGTCAGATAATAAGTCAGAACTTGAAATAAAATTGGTTAATGGGTCCAGTATCAAATTCTTATCCATCCAGAACTATGATGCAATTCGTGGTCACACCTTTGATTTTCTTTTTGCGGATGAGGCTGCGTATTACCCACCTGGTGTTTATGATAAGGTGTTATTACCAACCACATTGGCCAGAGGTAGAAAGGTTGTCTTAGCTTCAACCCCAAGGGGAACCAATTATTTTTATGACATGTTCATGAGGGGTATTGACCCAGATGACAAAACGATAAAAGCATTCAAGTTTGATTACACCGCAAACCCATACTTTGACCCAACAGAAATTGAAAGCATTAGGAAGCAATTACCAGATGCAATATTCAGAGCTGAGTTTTTGGGTGAGTTTAGTGACAATGGTTCTGTGTTTAACAACCTAAGAGATGTTTGCATCCTCAATGATTGGAAAACCCCAGGTGGGAATGTTTATGCTGGTATTGACGTTGGTTTATTCCATGACTACACCGTTGCTACCATAATGGATGTGGACGGTAATGTTGTGGATATTTACCGTGCAAAGACAGGAAGTATAAATAAGTTGAACACCGAACTGGAAGCATTCCTTAAAAGATGGAGACCAGTTAAAACCCTTGTGGAATTAAACAACCAAGGGGTGTCGGTATATGAACACCTTCAACCAAGAATGAAGGGCGTAGAGGGCTTTAAAACAACTGCTGTGAGCAAACCAGACCTTATCAACCAATTGCAAAACTCAATTGAGGATAAGAGAATTAAATTACCATCCAGAGAATTGATGGATGAGGTGTACACCGAACTTGTAAACTACAGCTTCACCTATAGTGAAAAGAGCAAAGCCATCATCTATGGTGGGTTGCCTGGTCA